GAGTCTAGCTTGCCTTTGGCTTTAGACATTGTAGTCTTCATGCCTGAACACAAGAGTATCCTATGAACCTCTGCTTCGCTCTCTTCTACATAATATGCAGAATATTGCTTAAGTCCGTCTATACAGATAAGGTTTTTATCAAGAGAAGCTTCTGTTAGTTTGTACACTACTTCGTCTTCGTACATGCTCTTTTTAGAAACGAGGTCAATCAGCGCGTACCAGCCAGCTTTATTCTTGGCGATAACAGTTTTCTTTTTGCCATTATCAAACTCTAGAGTACATCCCATAATGGGTTTAATGTCGTTCTTCTTGCACTCTTTGTAGAATGTAACTGCCCCTGATATAGTGTTAATATCAGTGATTGCGCACGCTTTATATCCAAACTCTTTACACTTCTTAGCTAACTTGTCTGGCTTTGAGAAGCCTCGCTGTAGACTGAAGTGAGTTTTTACATTTAGTGGAGTCCAACTCATCTAAATAATCCTATGTAGTCTTTCTGTGTCTAAATCTTTTTAAGTCTGAGATTGCAACATTGTAACAGTCAGCCCTAACTATGAACCCATTAGACGGGTCTATCTGGCCTTTAGTCAGCTTCTTGGCTTTTTCAAAATATTCATCATGCTCTAGCCATCCTAAGACCCAAGCTCTACCCCATCGCTTGTTCTTGTTTTCAATCCTAACAAATGCGTACCTGTCGCATTTTTGCTTTGTGTTAAAATTAGCAACTGAACACTCGTAGAACGGTTTAGGTTCTGAGGTGCATCTCTTTGTCTTAACATCGTACTTGATGCCCGACTTAGAAACTATGTCGTAATCGTATGTGTTATTAATTGTACCATCAATAACTACGTTTGCAACCTCTTCTCCTAAAAAACCTGCGCCCTTCATGATGGAGTTGCGTATTACACCCATCTCTCTAGACTTAGCCCAAGCGCGCTTCTTCATTTCTTCTGTAATTTTTATCTCAATCATCTTTGCGTCCTTCATCTAGTAAGAATATTGATTCACTGACACCTTCATGTGTGTCTCCAACATGATAAGAGTCTTTAACAATTTCACCGTTTAGCATTGGCCCTAGTAGCCATATGTAAAAACACTCAGTTCTGTAGAGCATACCTTTCGGAAGCTCAATGTAGGATATGGGCATGTGATCTTCAATCTTGTGGTGCTTGCCTGAAAGTCTTCTTTTAATGTCATCAGCCTTGCCTACATAAACAACTTCGCCGTTTTTCCACGCAAAGTAAATCCCAGAAGTGCCATGCTCAACATATCTAGATGCCGATTCCTTAATGAACTCTGGTGCTGGGGGTTGCGGCATGTCATGCATATGCATAA